CAGGTACATTCCGAGCACGCAGGCCAGAATCACCGCCGCCATGAGCTTGTTGCCGAAGTCCCAGCTGGCCTTGATCTCCCGCCCCGCGTCGTGGTGGATGGACCCGTAGGTCAGGCCCCGAATGCTCTCTTCCGACGGTGCCGGCGTCATCAGCGAGGCCACGATGATGATGGCTGCGCTTATCAGTCCCAGCACACCGGTCGCGTAGTACGCGTTGTAGTCTCCAATCGCCGCCAGGATTGCGGGACTGTGAATCTGGCCCTCCGCGGCACCGAAGAAGGTCAGGTCCTTGTCGGCGCTTGCGGTGAGCGCCTTGCTTGCGGTCACCGTGCCCGCAGTCAGCCCGTCGATCAGGGCCACGTCGGCGTAAGTCAGCGTGATTCCCGCACCAGGGTTGGCCCCGTCGTTCACGACGAGTGAGCCGGCCGCGCCGCCCGCGCCGTTGGTGCCGACAGTGAGGTTTCGGATGCCCGCAAAGTCCTTGCTGGCATCGAGTACGACGGCCTTTGAGGCAACGGCAGTGCCCGCCGTCGCATCCTGAATCACGTCGGCCTCAGCCAAAGTCAGAGCCGCCGTCGAAAACACAAAATAGCCGTCCGCGCCAAGGTTCGGGATCGTCAGCGTCCGCGTTCCGGCCGCCGCCGTGTCCTGCGCGGCGTTGGTGATCTTCAGAATCGAATCGTTGGTGTTGTTGACGGCCGCAATTTGGATTTTCCCCTTGCTGGCCGTACCCGGAAACACGTCGACCGTGCCGGCTGTCCCACTCGCCCCCGCGTCGACGTTTGTGCTATTGATCGTGGCGGCGACGAAGGTTGGCGTGACGGTGACAGACTGTGATCCGGTCGTGGTTTTGAACACAATCAGGTCGCCGGCTGTATCCTCGATCGAAAGGGCGTCGGCCAGGTCCGTTGTCAGTCGGATTTCCTGCGCGCCGGTCGTGCCGGTCATGGCATGAACCGGCGATGTGAGTGTGCTGATTGTGGCCGAGGTGACGGTGGCAATGTCGCCGCCGGCGCTCAACACGAGGGCCTTCGACGCCGCGGCAGTGCCGGCCGTCACTCCGTCGAGATAGCCGAGTTCGGTCGCATCGAGCGCCGAAAGCCCCATAACCGCGAACGTCGGCGATGCCTTTGTGTTCGCGTTCATGTAGAGGTTGTAATTCGTCGTGTCGATCAACAGCCCGCCCGGCGAGAGCACCCCCGCGCCCGTCGTGCCGTTCACCGGCGCGCCGGCATTCGTCATTACCTGGACGTCCGCCAGCGGACCATACGCGGCGGCGATCAGGACGCCCAACAACAGGGCGCCGAGGATCGTCGCCGCGGTCCCTCTGAGAAACTGACGCATAGCGAAAACTCCTTGTGTGTGAGTATGGATGGTCATTCGTTCAGGCCGCCCGCAATCACGGAACCGACTTGTACCACGGCCGGTAGTCCATGAAGGCCGCGCCGATGTCCAAGTTGATGTCCCAGCCCATGCCCCACTGGCCCTGCGCGAGTTGGAAGGAACGCATGACGGGCGCCCGGCCGGTGCCGCGGCGGTACGCCACGCGAATCGAGCGGCTGCCGCCCGCCGCGAGATACCACGCGGTATCCGAGCCAGTCCGAGCCGAGCCGGTACGCGGGTCGATGCAGCCGGTTGCCCCAAGCCGGTCGTCGACGACCACAGTGAGGTTCCGCCGGGCGATCAGGTTTTCGGTCGTGTAGAGCGGGTCCGTGCTGTCGGCAAAGATTTTACCGAGTGCCGCCAACGTCGTCAGTTCGAGCGCGTTCCACTCCAGGGCCGCCGGCACGATCAGAAACTGCGGCACGATGTTCAGCACGTTGCTGCTCGAATCGCGCTGCTTCGTCATCGCGCTGATGCCGGTTTTCAGATTCGTGCTTGTGAGCGCCACCGCGCCGAGATTCGAGTGCGTCGCGTAGAAAACCGCGATGGAATCCGCAACCAGCGTCGGGTTCTCATTGATGAGCGAATACACCAGGTCGGGCCGGATTCGGCGGGCGGCCTGCCCCATTTCGTAGGGCATCCGCATGATGGCCCCGAGCCGATCGTCGATCACGTCCTGCTCGTCCACAACGAATTGCTTGGCGTAGCGGGCGATCTTGTAGGTCTCGTGGGTGTCGCTCACCGTGGCGTGCTTCGCGGTCTGCCCGCGCGGCAACTGTTCGAGCCGCGCCGATGCCGATAGCGAAATGTCTTCCTGCTGCAGGAAGTTGGGCACGTCCTCGGTGTCACAGAAGCCGAGCGTCGTGTCACCGATCGACTCGTAACCCTCGATCAGCCGCGCGTACACGTTGGTGCCGAACACGTAGGAGAGGGTTGCCCCGGAGGTCCCGGAGGCGCGAACCATCTCAAACGCCTCTTCCGCCGTGCGGCAGTTGCGGCCCGAGTCGAGCCGAACGCACTCCCGCACCAGGTCAGGCGCCGAAAGCGACCGCAAGCGGTATCCCAGGTCGGCGTCCTGTTCGCTGAATCGCTGTTTGAGATTCGGCGTGCCCCGACCGTCCCAGAAGACGCATTTCGTGGGGTCACTCCCCTGGCCGATCAGCGCGGCGGCGGCCAGTGCCCGGCACGTCACGTCGCTTTCGCGGCGAACGTGCCCCGCCGGAGCGCCGGCCGGGACTGCGGGGCTGCGGCCCGCGCGAATCGACTCCAGGGCCGCCGCGCGAAATCGGTTGCCGTCCCAGCCTTCGGCGATGGCCCGCTGGGTGAGTTCGCCGGGAACGTCCTCACCGGCCGTTCGCCGGATGTCCTCGACCCGGCGGCGCTCCGCGGCAACGGCCTCGCGACGGATCGCGTCGGCGTCGGGCGGGGCATTGGCTTCGGCCAGCGGTTTGCTGCGCTGTTCGGTCGCCGACGGATTGTCGACCGGCGGCTTCGAGTCGCCCAATAGGGCACCGGCGGAGGTCCGCTGTTCGTCGCCCAACGCGCCGTAGAAGGTCCACGCCTCGGCCTCGGTCGAATCGGCCCGCAGCCCAAGCGATTGCAGGTAGGTTCTCAACGCTTCGTTCATGGTGTTTTTCTCCTGTGAACGAGTGTTTGGTGCAGGCTCCTCTTTGCGAATCTTGGCTGCGGGGTCCGCACCAATCGGAACGAGTGAGCCCTCTTTCAATGCCCAGCGGGTCGTAACCCGCAAAGTACGCTTGCCCGCGGTGTACTCGCGGCCGGCGATGGTCGCTTTCTTCCCGGGCTGAATGTCGACGTAATCCAAGACGCAGTAGCCGGCGGACACGTCGGTTAGGTGCTTTTGGCGAATCTTGTTCCACGCGCGATCCGCCTGGTCATCGCCCTCGGCAAGAAACAGCCGCCCGACGATTTGGCCGCTGTCGTTCCGTAAATCACGGATCGACCCGAGCACGTCGTCGAGTGACCAGCGGGAATGGTTGGCCAGAAGCGGCACCTGCGCCGGCAGTTCGACACCATCGGCCCGTAGAATTTCCTCGATTACTTCGAGCCCGCGCCAATCGAAGACAAGGGCCGGGGTTTCCGTGACGATCGCGGCTTCGACACTGCGAGTGTCGGCGTCGAGCGTTTCGGCGCGGAGTTGAATCGTGCGAGCGGTAATGTCTCTTGCGGTCGCCGCGTCGTTGCGGCGGCCGTCGTAGGGATTACTTATCAGCATCGTCGCTTTCCTCCTCGTCTTCGCGCCCGCCCGCAGTGGGCGCAGGAACATTCGGCGTCGTTCCGATCGGCGGCAGACCAGCGACTGTAAGGTCGGCCGCGTCCTTTGCCCGCTGGTCGATCACCGCGTCGCGGTCCAGACCGTGGGCGGCCAGGGCGTCGCTATACGAGAGGGTCCCCGTTCGCAGCCGCGTCTCTTCCGCCAAGGCTTCTTTCTGCGGATCGACGTGCGGCGGCACCGGCCAGACCCAGCAATAGCGCACGGCGTCCGGCTTCGGGCCGATTTCGCCGGCGAGTTCGGCCTCACGCAACACGGCATCCAGTAGGTCGTTCAGGACGCCGCGGCTTTGGGGGGTGCCAGAAATCCAGTTCTGGACGACCTTGATCCCACGATGATAAATCTGCGCGTCGAAGCGCGCGGATGAGTAGTTGTGCTGCCGGCTGTCGAGGCGGACCATCATCAGCGGCATCCCACGCGGGCGGCCGATTTCCGCCATCCGCTCGTGGCGATAGTCGCTGTACGTCGCGGACGGTTGTTGCGGCGTGAGTTGTTGCGGTTTCCAACCCGGCGGCCCCGTGCTTTGCGTGCGCCGTTCGATCGACAGCGACTCATTCACCTCGATGTACGCGGCATCGGGATGATCCGTGTACCAGAACACGGCCATGTCGGCGGCTTGGCGCGCGGCGTCGAGGACCTGCGCGTCGTAGTCCCGCATGTCGGCGATTTGTTGGAGACTCGACGCCAACCACGGAATCCCGCGCACCTGGTCTTCTTCGATGGCGAGAAACTCGTGAATCAGGTCGGCGGCCGGAATCTCTTGGTAGGTCCCGGTGAGTTCGTACGCGCCCCAGCGGTCGGGCTGCGCAACGTAGTAGTGCGTTGGCCGTCCCTCCACCGTGAGGCGAACGCCAAGCACCACGTTTGCGTCGCTGCTGTACTCGATCGGCGTCGACAGTCGGCGAGACGGCACCGGCTTTAGCCGCAGTCGCACCGTGCTTTCTGCGCTCGGGTCTGTCGTCTTCTGTGCGAGAAACTCGCCGGTTTTCCAGAGGGATTGGACCCAGAGCCGCAACAGGTCGGCACCGGACCGTTTGCCGTCGATCGTGGGCCGCGACCACCATAGCCGCCAGACCTCTTCCGCAGCGCTGTTCCACGCCGCATCGTCCGATTGCACACGGAGCAACGGGCCGTCCTCGCCCGAAACGTCATTGGCGTAGGTGCCAATCACGCCCTCGACGATCGGGTTGTTCGCGGCCTCGAAAAGGCATCGAGTTCGCAACGTCTCCAGGTAGGTTTGCAGGTCGAGGTTGATCGGATTTTCGACCGCCGCGCTCCAGTGGGCAGAATTGAGCCGGGTCGTGTCACCCGACTCGAAGCGGCGGACCCGTTCGCCACGGTCGCGGCGGGGGGAATCGGCCGGCGCCCGACGCGGTGAGGTCACCTCGGCAACCCCCAAGTGGTCGCCGAAGTTCCCAACCAGCAGCACGTCTGAACGGCTGTTCATACCGCGTCAATCCGTTGTCGAGGCATAGGTGACCTTGCTTCGGCGAATCCCGTTGGCGGCCACTGAGGCGGCAGCCTGCTGCTTGCGGATCTCCGTCAAGAGCCCGGCGGCCATTTCCCGCAACTCGATGCTCCGCGAATCGTGCGTCGTGTTCGGGATGCCGGCCAAAAGAATTTGGGCGGCCGTGACGTAGCGGAGGGCCGAGGCGTAATCCTCGGCGATGAGGTAGCCGCGGGCCGCGGATAGATCGGATTGCGCTTGTGCAAGACTCATTGAACACAAGCGTACAGTTAGACGGGAAAACCGAAGGGGGAAGAGTACAGAATCTGTACTTTTAGTTTGCGCGTTCCCGAGACTTGAACGTGTGTCCGCAGTCCCGGCACTTGTGTAGTCGGATCGGCCGCCGCGTGCTCGTTACCACTGTGTTTGTCCCTTGGCAATCGGGGCAGTGAACCACGAAATACGGAACCGCGAGGTCGTTTCCGTCAGCCGGTGGGGGCGGCTCGGGATCGGGTTCCGGTACGTCAACCTCCCATGCGCTGGTGTCGCCGAATCGCTTGCCACAGTGCCGACAGCGATAGGTCGAGGCGCGGCGGACAGTCGGAATCCGAGTCCCGTCGTGTTCCAAGCGGAACCCGTGTGACTCGCAGCGGCCAACCAACAAGAGGTCGGGACAACCGCACTCCGGGCATTCGGCGCGATCCTTCACGACTGCTTTTTCCTCCGCGACCACCAGGACGTTGGCGCCTCGGCCGCCGCGTGGCTCTTCACCTGAAGATAACTGATGGCCGCCAGCGTGTTGTACCCGCAGTCCAGCCAGTGGTCGTGGACGTAGAGGCGTTCCCATTTCCCTTTCTCCGCGTCGACCAGACGCTGCGCCGCGAAGTGGCGAGCCAGCTTGTTATGCCGGTTCGCTTCGGGCGCGTCGAACAACACGATGGCGCCGGGCTCCCGAGGATCGAGTACGAGCCCCTGCTGCAAGTCCCGCTTGTAGCGATCGGCGTTCACCACCAACTGAAATGCTCCATACTTCGCAATCCGTTTCAGGTGCCAGCCGGGGCCGATTACCCGGATGTCTTTCGACCGTTTGTCGGGGTCGAAGTAGATTCGGCAGTCCTCGCGGCGAGAAAGCGACAGTCCGTTGCCGCGCGTCGGCAAGTACCGCGAGCCCGATTCCTTGCAGAACGCGAAGACCGTATCCGGCTCCCAGGCCGAGTCGATCGTCACGTAATCCGGCAGCCGCTTTTCCGTCCGGCCCGACACCGGCCAGCCGCGAGACACCCGCTCCCGGAAGTCCCGTAGCGCCGACATCAGGGCCGTCTTCACCGGCATCGAATCGCTGTGGACCTCCAACACGCCGTAGGCCGGCACATGGTACGCGCCGCTCTTGCGGCGCACCATCGCCAAAAACCACGATTGCCACTTCCCGACGTCAACGTGAATCACGAATTGTTCGGCGTCCGCCGGCAACACGTTTTCCTCGAATACGTCCTTGCGGGCCTGAATCAACTTCACGTCGAGGTGCGAATCCTCGAAGGGCGGTTCCCACGGCACTGCCCACACGAATTGGCACAGTTCCCGCTCGGCGGCATCCGTGTCGAGCGCCCTGGTGCCGTCCCATTCCTTCGCGGCGATTGCGGCCGACGACCAAAAGAGATTGTTCCACGCATTCCAGCGGAAGCCGAGCGTGTCGGTTTCGGCCGGCTGGCCGACGACCGTTCCGTCCGGCGCGATTTCCTCGCCGCGGTGAACGAGCTTCGCGGCGAGATTCATTGTCCGGCGGTTGTCGTCTGAGAGTGCCGCGCCGCACGCCGGACACAGAAAATGTCCCAGCTTCCGCGCTGCAATCTGCGTCTCCGTGTCCTGCCACCCGACGAAATGCTCCCGCTCCGGCGACACCCAGGCCCCGCAGTGAACGCATGGACACACGATCCGCGAGGCGGTCCCGGCGTTGTAATCCGTCCAGATTCGGCCGGTTGGAATCGAGACGGTGCATTCCTCGTAGAATTGCCGCTCGTCGATGTCGTAGGACTCCATGCGGGCTTCCATCTGCGAGACCGGATCGGTCTCACGTGACGACTCACCCGCTTCGTCCATCTTGTCGGCTTCCGTGAGGACAACCACGCGGGCCGTGTAGCTCGACCGCTTTTCGTCGCCGCCGTGGCCGGACATAAATTTCAGCTTCACCCCATTCGTGAAGGCGACCTCTTCAGCGAACCCGCCGCGCGAACCGCGCCCCGACTCGGGCAGGTATCGCGCAAAACGGCACGCGCGGATAGCCGGCAACAATTCGTCGTTCCACTTGTCCCTGCCCACCTCCCTCGTCGGCACGCCGCAAATCACCGTCTCGCGGTGCTCGAAGAGGTGATAGAGAATCGGGGCAACGAATCCGATGAGCGACTTGCCGGCCTGGACGCAGCCGAGCACGGCGCGGCGATTCCAACGCCGGTCTCCCATCGCCCGCAACAACAGGCCGGCGTAGGGCTGCGTCCTCACGCGAAAATGAGTCCCGCGGTATTTCCCTTCGGGTACGATCAACTCCTGTTCGGCGAATTCCAACAGCGTCCGCAGTCGTGGCGTCTTCGCCGTCGAGGCGAACCACCGCATTTCACTCCGCGTCGCTACCGTCGTCGCGTCCGCCAAACCGGGCATCCGTCTCCCTCTCAAAATCCGTGATCGCGTCGTCCAGAATCCGCCAAGCGGCCTCGCCGTGGTTGCGCTGCAGGGCGTCGCCGGCGCGGCGAAGGATGCCGGCGCACGACGCCAGACCATCGTGAACGGCCGCTCTAGGGATCAATGTTCGCTCCCTCTCCAGCCTCTCCAGCCGCGCCAAGGCGGCGCGTTCTTCCCGGTATCGCTCCAACGCCGGGCTCGCCGGGCCGCCCAGCAGCGGATCGTCGGGGGAAGCGGACACGGCCGGAAGCCGCTCGTCTCGCCAGCGGAGGATCGCCCGCAAGTCCCACGCCCCGGCCCGGCCGGGCATCCCCTTGCGCCGCCAGTCCTTGATCGCCTCGCGGGACCGGTCGAAAAACGCCGCGACCTGGTCGAGTGTACGGACGATCCAGGGCTCGCTCACTCACGGCTCCGCTCTCGGGGGTGGGGTATCTCAGATTTCACGTCGTTCGCGAAAAAAAATGCGTCAATTGCAGGCTGCCGGCCCGACCGGGGGCCGCCGGGAAGAACCTATGCCCCCG